CAAAATGGCTTACCATACTTTAATGATTGTGGAATCTCCTAATAAAGCTAAAACCATTACCAAATGGGTAGCTAAAGATGGAGTGAGAGTCATGGCTACATTTGGACACATTCGTGTATTAGATACTGATAAGCCACGTGAAGAAGTATTGAATGTAGAACATGGTTTTAAACTTAAATACAAGATCTCTCCTAAGTCTAAAGACCATGTAAAAGAAATGGTTTCTATTGCTAAGAACGTAGATACGATTATCTTAGCAACTGACCCTGATTACGAGGGTGAGGGTATTTCCCAAGCTGTAGTGGATGTATTAAAACAGAATAAGGTAAATCCTAAAAACATCTATCGTGTTACCTATACTGAAGTAACAGAGAAAGCCGTACGCGATGCGATTAACCAATCCATCAATACTAAACGTGGTATCGATGGTAATAAGGTTGCAGCACAATCTGCACGTCAGGCTTTGGATTATGCGGTAGGTTTTTGGATCTCTCCTATTCTTTGGAAAATCTTCCCATCTCAAGGGTTGTCTGCTGGTCGAGTACAATCTCCATCATTGCGTATCTTAGCGACACGTGAAAAAGAGATTCGTGAATTTGTACCCAGTACTTATTGGCAAGTAAATGCATTTACCGAAAAAGACAATATTGGTTTTGCTACTCGTCTTGTACGTATTGGTGCGGATACCATTTCTAAGATGTCTTTGAATGATTTGGATTATGTTGAAAAACATAAGAAAGTATTAGAAGAACTTGTGGCAAATAAAGAAAACCTGCACGTTACTGATGTTAAGACTTCTAAAGTATCTCGTAAACCAAAACCTCCTTATACCACATCTACATTGCAGATGGATGCGGTACGTAAATTAGGTTGGAATGCGACACGCACAATGCAGGTAGCACAGCGCTTATTTGAGGGGTCTGAGGTTCATGGGCATGGTTTTATTACCTACATGCGTACCGACTCTGTATCGCTCTCTGAGGAGGCTTTAAACAGCATTTATCGCTATGGTACCCAGTTCTATCCGAATGATGTATTGGACCACCCTAAACAATACGCCAGTAAGAATAAATCGGCACAAGAAGCGCACGAAGCTATTCGTCCTACAGATATCACGATTACGCCTGATTCTGTAAAAGCTAAATTCACACCAGATGAGTTTAAGCTATACGAATTGATCTGGCAAAGAACCTTAGCTAGCCAAATGAAGCCAGCCATCTTTGACAGCACTCAGGTAAATCTTACATTCAGTAAGACTTATGGATTTAGAGCTAATGGTAGTGTATTGGTATTCCCTGGTTATCTATCAGTATACCAAGAAGGTGAAGAGATCGATGGTGAGAAAGATGACAATGTTCGATTACCTAGGATTAATGTAGGTGATAAATTACCTGTATTTGAAATCCAAGTATCTGAACATCAAACTAAACCGCCTGCACGATATAATGAAGCTTCTTTGGTTAAGGTATTGGAAGAGTATGGTATCGGTCGTCCTTCGACTTATGCGACGATTCCTAAAACCTTGCAAGATCGAGGTTATATCACTGTTGAGAAAAACCGAATCACAGTAACCGACATGGGTATTGCAGTTATCGATTATTTGGTCGATAAATTCCATACGTATGTTGATTATAAGTTTACCAGTAACATGGAAGCGGATTTAGATAATATTGCTCAAGGAAACATTAATCGTGAAGCGATGTTGTTTAACTTCTGGAATCCTTTTATTGAAAATGTGAAACGTGAAGAAACCATTTCGATAAAACACAAAGGTGTGATCGAAACGACGGAAGAGATTTGTCCTTCTTGTGGCCAATCTAACTTGGTTAAGATGTTAGGTAAATTCGGTAACTATCTGAAATGTACTCATCAAGGATGTAAATATACTCGTTCACTGGCTCCTAAAAAAGAAGCGGTGGAAGTAAAATATATCGAAGGCAAATCCTGTCCGAAATGTGGTAATAAGATTGCTATTCGTAAAGGTTTTAAAGGTCGTGAATTTGGTAGTTGTACAGGATATCCTAATTGCAAGTATTCTTGTAATGCAGATGGTAGTGAAATTGTACGACATCAAAATGTCAATACGGGAGTGAAGTGTCCTAAGTGTAAGAAACATTACTTGTCTGTACGAATGGGACGATTTGGTAAAATGGTAAGCTGTGATGGTTTTACTGCTAAACCAAAATGCTCTAACATCATTCGTAAGGAAGACTTACCTAAAGTATTGGGTAAGACTGAAGCTGAAATAGAATCTTTATTGAAGTAATGCAGTAGACTGACTATTCTCACGAGTAGTCAGTCTTTATCTTAAAAAATAAAGTATATTTCAAACCTATATTATTAAAATGAAGAAGTGATTCTTCATTTTAATTTTTCTAACTCGTTTAAGTAAAGGTAACAACATGTATAATACAATCTATAACAATATCGAAATCACATCTTTCCGTAATGATAAAGGTGCTGGAGTTCTAACTTCAGAACAAATTGACGAACTCCATGCTATTCCTAACTGTATCGTTGTCACTCATTATAAACAAGATGATAAGGATGCATTTACATTAAAATCTATTATTGGTGTGATAACTGTCCTCACCACTAATAAAGATGTGGTTAATGTTTTTGAGACCTGCAAAAAAGATAATGTCGTTGTGAATTTATTATCTTCATTAGGTGATAAAGAACCACAAAAATCCGATAAACCAAGTAATCATGGTAAACTAATTGATTATTTAGATTTCGGTGTTGAGTTTAATGTTGAACAATTAAACAAATTAAAGATTGCGCCAAACGCAGTTGTAGATAACCTCGAGCGTTTTGATGTTACAGAAGGTGTCTATGCTAGTATGGTTTATTTCGATACTGTCATTGGTCGTTATAATGCTATTGTTAGAGATAAAATGGTTTCTATTAAATTAGCAACAGCTATGATCAACGAAAGTGCTGTTAATCTTTTTGAGGATTATATTCAATCCTAATAAACAAAACTAGAAAGGAAATGTAAAATGGCTAAATTATTTTTAGTAAAAACAGAATCTGGTAAAGTAAAATATCTGAGCGTAGAACAAGTAGTAGAGGCAATTCCTGACGATCCTCTTAAACCTACTAAACTGGATATTACCTTTGCAAACAATGCAAAAGAATCTTTTAAGATTCATGTAAAAGAAGAGGACCCTAAATTGGCGGCTATGCTGAATAATGACTCAATGGCTACGGCTGTCTTGGGTTATTATATTCCAAAAGATAGCGACACTGAAGCAGACGTATAAAACGTTTAAGATAAAACAATGGAATATCGATTTATTAACTATATAGATCATCTTAAGAAAAGGAAATTAATGATGTCAAAGATTATTTTTGATCACGTGAAATTCAATACTGAAATCTCTCCGGAAGAAAAAGCACAATTAGAAACCATTCCTAACGTGCTGGTAACCTCGTCCAGCAATGATGGTAATGGCGTATCTGTATACAAAATTAAATCTATTGCTGGTGAACATTCTATTGAAGTTACTGATGCTGATGTGAATATAATTTTTGCAGATGCAGTGCTAAAGAAAGCTTCTGTAAACTTGTTTTCTGACGCGGCACCAAAACCAGTAACCCGTTCTAGTGGTTGTAGTAAAGTGCCTAGCGGCGCATCATTCTAATTAAACCATTCCTCTCTACCTTTAACAGGGTAGAGAGGGATATCTATATTCTATTTTTTTACTAAGGATTTAAAATGACGACAATTCTTTATCACGATAAAGAAATAATGGCCGACACCAAAGCATTAGAATTTGCTTCTGGCACCAATGGTGGTTTGGGTATTTTTCGTAAAGGTAAGAAGATTTTCAAAAACGATAAAATTATCGTTACCTTTTTCAATAAATTCCCATGCGAAAAAGATGAGGAAGAAACACTAAGATTATCAGAATGGGAAGCTCGTTATGTTCTTAGTCTGGAAGTGCAATTTAAAAAAAACTAAATAATGATGTAGAAGCTTTTGGCTTATATCTTAAAAATTATATTTTCAATACTGTTATTAATAACAATATTGAAAGTCTCATTAAGTTAAAACAAGGTAAATATAAACTTGGAGAAAGTATTGATGAAATCATTCTAATATTTACTAAAGACAAAATGATTTCTATCGGTTGTCGTTCCGAAGTCATTGACAAATATAAAGACGAAGAACGAATCGGTAAAGGAATGGGTGTTAGTCTAGATGCTATTTTAGATGAAAACGGAGACACAGTACTTACTAAGAATCCTGTATTTATTGGTGTATACGATCTTGACGACATCGATTTTCTATATAGTGGTACTGGTGGCGCGTATATTACCAGTTCGGTTAAACTAGGTATGTCACCAAAACAAGGTTTTAAAATAGCATTATTGTTAGACAATGTTTCGTCTTGTGGTTTTACTAATGGTAATCCCATTATCCATAGAACTACTGATTTAAAAACACTAAAGCCATTTAGTAAAAAAAGATCTTGAAAACATTCGTAAACTTGAATTTGAGGAAGATGTAAAATGATTATTATTTATAAAGACGGGAATTTACTTATCCAAGATAGTTACATGACTCGTTCTGAAAAATATGGTATGGCCACTCACCCGTTGCCTAAACCATATTTCGATATTCACCGTGGGTCGTTAATTGTTCCTTTATCTCCAGACTTCTTATCTCACCAGTCTGATTATACTGCAAACCATCCTGAATATAAACATTCTGTAAATTTAGAAACGCCATTGTTTAACTATAATGGATTATTACTTGCCGAGTTTACAGCAAGTAATATTAAGCTTCACTTTGCAAACCAAGATAAGAATATAAGTGATTTGTTACCTCTTTATCATGTAGTGACTTATCCTTACTATTCGTTATTAAACCAAAGTGAATTTGCTTTTACCTCTAATTTCAATATTCGTAATGAATTGAATATTCTGATGTTGGGCGGTACGCGATTTGATAAATTAAAAGAATGGGTTTACACTACTTCAGAACATTCTGATGGTTATTTAGTAACTGTCTATAAAAAACAAATGGATATAAACATCAAAGAAATGTTGTATAAAATAACTATCGACAAACCTAAAGATATGGACGATACTTTATTGAAATTTATACAAATACAACATAAACGTATCCAGAATGATGAAGCTCAAAGTGATGAGCGAGAAATGGAAGTGCTTAGCATCGTTAATGGTGTTGTTATAAAAATCATTAGTTCAGTTAGTTACAAGCCTGTAATGTTACCGGTTTATGGAGATATAAATGTTGAAGATTAAAGTTGTTAAACGTTTTAATTCTAGAAAGGATTATTTAGAACATGTTCCCAGTCCTAAAATCTACGATATCGATAAAGGGTCGGAAGATTTAACGATAGATAATTCCCAATACCTTAAAGAGATTAGAAGCGAAATTTCTGAACTTTATATACCTTACAGTAAGAAGTTCAATGCTAAGCTTAGAAAAGTATTTCAGTATAATAGCAATCGTACCGAGAAACCAAAAGGGGTATTGATCGAAAGATTAGTACGTACTTATCTTTTCACTATGGTTGCGATTTTGAATCGAAACATTGGTTTGATGGAAAAAGGACTATGGCCTATTTCAGATACTGAAAATAAATGGATTGATTTTGGCTACTTTGATTTTGAAGAAACCTTTATTAAGACATTTAAATTGGGAGAGATTTGGTGTGACTATACCGAACCTAATCGATCTAAAAGCTTAGCTTATAATCTGTTAGTACCTAGGTTTAAGAAGTTCTTAAATGAGTGTACGCTCAATAGGCTCGATGATTGTTGTTATGGTGATCTCTATGCAGCATACTGGGTAGAGGATTTTATCAGATATCACAAAGACAAAGATGGTAAAGTCTTGAACTTTGTTAAGGATTTTAAACACATTAATGAACGTACCAATACTACTATGTTAAAAGTACATAGCAAAAATTATCGAAGTAAGGTTACTCCGATTAAGTTATCTAACTGTATTGGTGTGGCACTATAGATTATTTCAAATCTATACTATTTAAGTGAGAGGACCAGGAGAAGTACTCCTGCCGTCCTAACATTTATTCTAACTAACCAAAAGGAATTTTAAAATGAGTAAAAATACTATCGTGTTAAACAACATCGATGAATTCAAAAAATTCACCGAGGATCGAGTTCTTCGTGCATTTGCGAAAGAATTTGTCGATAATGAAAAGTACCACCTGGAAGACATGATGGAAGCGATTCGCTTCTATGTGTCATTCAAAACGATCAATGTTCCTAAAGAAAGCAGTTTTCCCATCGTATTCAAAGTGGACGAGTATAACTCAATGCTCGTCGTAAATGGTATCGATAAGTCACCGCTTCATCGCGGTGGTAAATTTATCAATGATGAATTTGATAAATTCATGGAAACCGTGTCATCTAACCTGTCTTATGATTCTACGAAAGGTCTGGTTAAGATTGGGGAAGCTCTTGACGGTCGCTTTGTAGTGGAGACATTCTTCTGTTATGAACGAATGAACAAACCAGAACCAAAAGTGTGGGACAATTATTCAGAAACAATGGAACTTGTAGGTGTTCCATCTAAAGGTGAAAAGGTTGTTCCTAATGATCCTTTTAAAGTAGTCGTGAAAGACAAGACCATCACGGTGAAAGTATCAAAAGGGTATATCGTGAACGTGGAGTCTATGTGATGAACCTGTTCATAAAAGCCCTTGGGTTGTATGGTATTTATAAGTTGGGTGAATTAGCTTATAACCATACCAATTATTATCAACAACCTTACACGGCACTAGCATTCTTGTTTATCGGCATCATTTATTGTGTCGTAGCAAGCTTCCGTTAAAAAATAAAAAGAGACCAAAACTAATTGGTCTCTTTTTTTTAGTTTCTTTTCATTAACCTAATCCTATAGGAATATTATTATATCATGTTACTTTCTATTTCATTACAAGATCATCAATACGAACCTATTTTTGGTTTGAATGTCGATAATTCAGATCAGACTATTCGTGATTATCTTACATTCCGTTTACCACCTGACCGTGAAAGCATTGATCTTAAATCTTACTATCTCACTGATTACATTCTTCGTAAGATCGATGATCGTCGTAAAGAATACGAGGAATATGAAAAAGAATATAAGAAATGGGCAGCGCAATATGAAAATCTTTCAGACGAACAAAAAGAGTTGTTTAAGAAAGATCAATATATTGATGGTGTGATTGGCCCTGCTCCTCGTGCTCCTGAACTATACGATGGTGTAATTATTGAAGACGTACCAGTTTACATGGTAAGTAATTTGATCGACTACCTGAATCGTCACAATGTTCGTATCTACTTTAACTACGAATATGAAAGTATGGTTTTCTCTGAATTTAAAGAAACCGATACCGTAGGTGTTTACGATGTAGTGGACAAACCATCTGGTAATAAAGAGCACAAGATCTTCTTATACTCTACCCATATTTTGGATATTGATGAAGTAAGAGAATCTGTTAAAGATGTCTCTATTCCAACAGCTAACAAATAATTTAAATAATACTCTCTACTCCTTATTAGGGAGTAGAGAGTATTTATCTATTATTCAGTTAAAACTTTATTATCCAAAGGAATCTTGAATTTCAAGTGATGAACATTGTTTTCCATGTTTACTTTGGACTTTTGAATATCCCACCATTTATTACCTTTAAATACATGGATGTTAGCAAGAGCCATTGCAAAAATATTATTTGTACAACTCCATTTAACATCATCTACTTTACCATCTAAATTACATTGGAAACGGAAGACAGGACGGTTCAAGTTACCTACTAAGTCAAATACGTTTTTATTGATCGAGTATGTTTCAACCGTACCATTAAAGTGGATACCTTTAGCACCAGAGTTAACACTGATTACTTCAATAAAGTTATCTTCTACTTTAATTGTACGACCTGCACCAAACTTGGCTTTAGTGGCTTCTTGAATTGTAATAGGTGCAACAATCACATAGTCGGCACTAAAACGATTATGGGTGATAGAGACATTACCTAAACCATTGCTAACATTACCTGGAGCATCCATGAATACAATGTAATCTACTTTACCACAAGAAATATCATTGTCACTAATATCCCAATTAGGAACCACATAGTCAGCAGTATTCTTATTGTAGATTTCAATTACTCGGTGTTCACCACGCTCATCGTGATTAATACCATATACTCGGTTACCTTTAATAACGTAATTAGGATCTGGTACCTCATTACCCCATGGTTGTTCTTGCTGAGGTTTTAATTCAACACGAATACCACACTGACGATAATAGTCTTGTTTAAAATTAAGCGCACGACCATCAGGGACATCATCATCTCGATCCAAACGGAAGTTAGAGTCGAAAGTAATATCGTTATTGGTAATGATACAATTTTTACCTGGGAAACCACGGTGTTCTACAGCGATACCATGGAATCGGTTATTGAATACTTGGTTATCAGTAATCACACCATCCCAACCATCGTGTACATCAAGACCTTTACGATAGTTATATTCTACTCGGTTTTTCTCGATCAGATAATTTGTATTTACTGTACCGCTTGACATGGTAATACCATATCCAGTACCGCCATCTTTTTCATGACCATTGCGATAAGCATGGTTACCTTTTGCAACAAAGTCTTCTTGCCATGCTGCTAAACAACCAGCAACACGATTATGGTGAAGTACGCAGTTTGTTACAACATTACCTTTAGGAAGACCCATTTCTTTAGGATGTAAACCTTCACGGTGATGTTTGTATGCCATGGTACCTACTTTTTCTGCATTGACAATACCAACATCAGTAGTGTTTAAGAAAATACCAGCACGGTTACAACCACTGATTTCTACATTAGAAACTTTACAATAGTTAGTGTGTTCTAAGTAAATACCGTTTACACAACCAAAATAAGTTTGGGCTTTACGATAAAACTCACCTTTGTATTCTATTGTAATCGCAGAAATAACTTTTTTATTTACTCGTTCAAGCAAGATCATCGCATCATTACGAGCATCTGTTAAGTTTGTATTTGGATTCCAGTCAATAGATTGTGGACGATCTGTCCAGATCTTTACTTTTTGTCGATTCTCACCAACAATACCTAAACAATCTGTAAACTTTTCATTGGTAATTTTAATAGGGCGATCAATCTTATACTCGCCTTCTTTAATCAGTACGTAATCGACTTTTTCATGAGCTTCTTTCAAAGCTAAGTCCATTGCGTCTGAGAAACTAACACCTTGTGTCAGATAGTTGTTAACAACAATCACTTAAAATTCCTTTCAAGTATGTCTTTAATAAATGCAATATACCGAACCAAAGGATTATTGAGTAGGACTATTGCTTAATATATGTTTTCTTCTCGATAGATGTGTTTGTTTGGTTCATAGATTTTACTACATTTTCCCTATGATATACGTCTTTTATTTAATTGTATTAAAGGAATAATTTATTATGCCTATTGATTCACCTTTAAAATACTCTAGTGAATCCTTTGATTTAATTCGTGCGGTTCACAATAATAACTTCAGATTTAGTCCGGAATCAAGAATGGTTGGACTTAATGAAAACACTGATAAATCAAATCAGCCTGTTACCAAACAATCTGTATTGGATGTATTTAACACCCAAGTAATCGAGAGAATAAACTATCTTGCAAAATATAGTAAACAACTCTGGAAAGTTGAAGTAGGGGATTACGGTAACGGTACTGACCCTAACGCTCACCAATTATTAGTAGGTCACTTGAGAGATAGCGCAACTAACAATGAATACGGTGTCATGGCTGTTAAAGATTATCTAACATTGAATGACTTTAGAGATCAGGAAGGTGCAATTACCTACGATGATGCGGCCAATACTTTTAGTGGTGCTATTTCTGATCTTAGTCGTTTAGGTAGAGTAAGGATTGTTGTTAAAAAAGGTAACACCCCCTATAGCGATAATACCTATTATGCTATAATGAATACTAGAGATGAAAATCTGATTGATTATAACACAATTAAAAATTCTATTGTGGGTTCTGGTAATTTTAATTCTATATGTAAAAGTTGGGCAAATAAAATCATTGATCGAGCTAATAATGTCAATGTTATTTACTACGAATATAAATTACCTGATCCACCACCACCTGCCGAAGGCGGTGTAAAATTCTTAAAGAAAGAAGCTTACTTCGAATCAGTTAGTCTAGACGGCGATGGACGCTGGGGTAAAAACTCGGTAAGTTATGGCGCTATTTTTGGTGAAGGTGATACTACTGCTTATTTCGAAATCCCAAAAGTTACCCGTAATTTAAAAGGTGTCCGAATAAATATATCTACCAGTGCTCGATTAAGTGATTCTGGTCGTTATGGATTAACCGTATATAATAGAAATAATGGCGTTATTTTAGGACATATACCCTGGACTCATGGTACAGGAATTAGGACTTTCTATTTTGATAATCCTATATCTTTATCCAGAGATAGAAGTTACGATAACTTGATCCTTATGCTGAATACCAAAGTTACTGGAGATAGGGGCGATGCCATGGGTATGATTGCTACTATCGAGGAATTAATATTCGATGATAATATAAGAATAAGTCATGTACCCATATACGCTAATGCAAGTAGGATAAACCAAGAATTAATAGGTCCTATATTCGATAGTACAGGTAACTTTCTTAAAATCACTTATAAATACACGTTAAGAGATTGTTACGCTAAACCATCAATGATCAGATCTACATTCTCCCGTTCTCATCCAAATGAACATCATTTTGTAGAAAGAATCGAACAATGGAGAGACGGAGTACATATCGGAACAAGCAGAAATCCGACATATACCGAAAATATAATCGCTAGAAACGTACTACGTAATGCTTCTAGATTTAACGGTAATCGACATGATAATTTAATCACGATGAAACATGATGTTTCTAATTTAGATTTTAAAAATGGTGATGAATTAAGATTTATATACGGATATATTTATTATCAATCTAACTGGAGACTTGGTAATAATTATAATGGCACCACTGACTTGCAAGTATTTGAGCGCGAAAGACTACAACTATGGATTGATTCAGTTCTTTGTAAAGAAGAATTAATCAGTCAATAATATATTTTAATATTTAACAAGGAATGAAAAATGGCGATTAGTCTCCCTAAGAAATATTCCGGAAAAACTCTAATCCTTTTAGATAAAAATGAAAGTGTAAATTTAGTAATGACTCCAGGAGCTACTGAAGTAGAAATTCCTGACGCAGAAATTATTGATAAATCAAATCAACTGGTTACTAAGCAATCAGTACTGGATATTTTTAATAAACAAGTATTGGATCGTATTAATTTGTTACCAAAATACAGTCGTGATTATTTTTTCGTAGATACTGGAGGCATGTTTGACCCACATGATGAGAATATTCATCGTAATCTCGTGTCTATGTTAGGTAATGCTTATCTCAATAATGATTACGGATTCATGTGCATGCATGACTATGTTAAGCTTTCTGATTTTAGAGACCAAGAAGGTGAAATTACTTACGATGACTTAGCTAATACCTTTAGTAATGTAATGAAATCTTTGAGTCGTTTATCTAGATTATCAATTACGGTTAAAAGAGGTAATAAAGATTTCTATAAAGAAACACGACTAGCTATTTCTCCAAATTTTGGGATACCTTCTAGTTATGCAGTTAACTATGCTGAAGTACGTAATGAAATCATTAATTCCAGAAGATTTAATGATATTTGTTATAAATGGTATAATCAGATAGTATCCAATGCTATGCTGAACACGATGAGTTATACTTATAAGTTACCAGATCCTCCTTTACCTTCAAACGGTGGAGTGAGATTATTTAAGAAAGAAGCCTATTTCGAATCTGTTGACTCAGATTATGGTGGTCGAATTGGTCAGAATTCAGTAAGTTATGGGGCTATTTTTGGTGAAGGCGAAACTACCGCCTTTTTTGATGTGCCAAGAATTACTCGTAATTTAAAAGGTATTAGTTTAAATATATCTACCAGCGCTAGGTTAAGTGATTCTGGTCGTTATGGAATAACGGTGTACCATAAATTCTCTAATGTAATATTAGGACACATCAATTGGACTCATGGTACTGGTAATAGGACTTTCTATTTTGAAAGACCAATCACTTCATCAGAAAGTAGTTATGACGATCTAGTACTCATGTTAAATACTAAAGTTACTGGGGATAGGGGTGATGCTATGGGTATGGTTGCCACTATTAATGAACTGATATTTGACGATGATGTACATACGAGTCCTATTCTTCTATATCCTAAAGTCGATATTAGTAAAATGAATTCAGAATTAGAAGGACCTATATTCGATACTGGATTCAATAAAGAGTTTCTAAAAATTACTTATAGATACATTGTAAAAGATTGGCATTTTAAACCATGGATAATAAGATCAACATTTAGTGGATCTCATCTTAATCAACATCAGTTTGTAGAGAGAATAGAACATTGGAGAGATGGTGTTCGTATCAATACAAGTTTAAATCCAACATTCAATGATAGAATCACTAACTTCCATTATTTGTATTATGGTTCTAGATTTAACGGTAATCGACATGATAATTTAATCACGATGAAACATGATGTTTCTAATCTCGATATAAGAAATGGGGACGAACTTAGGTTTGTATACGGTTATGTTTACAATAGTCCACATTGGAGAAATGGTCATTCTGGTTACGACGGTACTAGCACTGGCGCTTTAAAAATGTTTAAGGAATATAATTTATCTCTAGTAATCGACGATGTTCTTAATAAGCAAGAATTAATTGGTTAGTGGTGTTAATTTAAACTATTCTCTACAATATTCTTTATAAGTCAGAAGCAATAACTCGATAATATATTTATACTACACTAGAGGTTTCCCTCTAGTGTAGTATAAATGATATTTGATTAACCTGCCCAAAGTGCCGGATGGATTTGTACACGCATCATGTTATTACCATCATGGTATACCGCGTAAACTTTATTATCCTTAACTTCAATTTCTGCAGGTTTAGTACCTGATGGGGCACCAGGTTTAGCTACATTAAATTCCTCAGCTTGAGTAGGTTCAATATTAGTACGAACATTGTAGAACATACCTGCTTTAATTTTAAGTCCGGAATAATAAGTTTTTCCAGGAACAAAAACAGGAGTGCCGATAATTTCTCGATCAAGTCTATTAAATTTAATTGATGCGGATGTCGCATCTCTAAATTCAATTACCTTATTATTACCGGTATAATGATTTCTAGACATAATACAGTTATCAAACAAGAATGTTTGAGCTGAAGCAGATGGTGAGAACAATGCAATATGGTGTTTATCACCATTTGAATTATATAATGCGGGTTCACCCGTATCGAAACTACATACGTTGAAATTTATTGTAAATGCACGCCACCAGTTAAATATATTTGCAGAAGAGTAAACATATTCATCTGCTCTTACTTTAGCATCTGCTACTGGATCTGTACTAAACTTAATTGTCAAACCGATAAATTCTAATGAAGTACCATTCTCGATATCAACACAGTATTTATTAAACGTAGAGTAAGATTTACCACCTCGTGATATATTACTACCAGTGTATGTACCACGAAACTCGATCTTACAACCTAGATCAATAATTTCTTTATGTCTCTCTTCACTAGAACCACCATAGGAACTAAATTCAGAATTGGCAACCTTAATCTTTTCATTCAAAGCGTCTGTATTAGGACCATAAGGTCTAAATATAATCGTACCACCACGGAAATTAACTTTAGTACCGGATCGGTGATTATTTGGATTTACTTCGTATACTGGATTATTACCAGTAATAGATACCATTTTCTTACCAATAACGTGAGTCTTTCCTTCTTTCAATAGGATAGTTCTTCGTACTCCAGAAGTACCTTGATCCAACGCGTAACCGATAGTAGCTAATGGTTTGTCTTTAGTACCTCGATTATTGTCCAGAGTAATTGGTTCATCAACACCAAGATCAGGATCGACATACAAGTTAGCATACATTTCGTCAGGAATTATACCGTAATACAAACCATCTTTGTTCCATCGAATATTATTCTCACGCACTGTAGAAATAGGAATAACATCTTTGATCAGTTTTGGTTGTTCTCGACCAAACAATTCAGTAATACGTGCAGTAATCTTATTAGCGTCTACATTCACATCTGCAAACGCACGATCTTTAACGTTAGCATTACTAATACCTAAGTTAAATGTTTTACCGAATAAAGATTTAAGAATCGCTTGACGATCTATCGTAGATTGACCTTCTGTAAATTTAACCAAGTTATCTTTTAACGTAGTTTTAATGTCGTTATTGATAACATTAGTAATTTCGCGATTCACATCACCTAATGCTTTTTCAGACGCGAGTTTGTTTGCATTATTACCTGTTTTCTCTTGAGAGATATAGTCACGATAGTCAGGTGCTTTTACCCATTCAGTAAATGCGGTAGCATTGGTACTGGTGCGTTTATACACACTATCAGTATCTCGTGCATTCGCTGCTTGTTCAGGATAAAAGATTTGGGTTACACCATTGGTAGCTGGAACAATGATCAGAGTACCAGATTTATTAATAGGCATGTTTCTTGTAGCGCCATTATAAGAAATCTTGTAAGTACCAATGTGATCGATTGTATTCATTTGGTTAAGGTCTGCAAGGGTATTGTCACGATAGTTAAACATCGTACCCATGTCATCAGCATCAAGAGATACTTTAACCAACTTATTACTACGGTCTTTACCGATCTTAACAACATTAGTCATGTCTCGACCAGCACCAGCAGGACTAATTTGTCCAGCACCTGTACCCATGTGTACGAAATCATCTTTAGCATCTTCGATGGTTTTATCAGAAGATTCATTAAGTACAGTTTGGTAAGGTTTACCCATAAACAAAGTAGTGTCAGCAGCACGAGCTGTTTTATCTAACTTACTACCTTGTAAATTAGTAACTGCGGTTTGGACCGTATTAATCTTAAGATCTGTTTGTGCTTTGGTATAACGATCATCAATCAACGCACGTAAATCAGTATGCAATGAATTAATTGCTGTACCTAATTCTTGGGTGGTTGGCGCACCAATAATAGCTGGAGTAATACGGTGAGGATTTTGAGCCGCTATGTGTTGAGCTAACTTATCATTAAACTCTTTTGCTTTACCATCAATTTTGGTACCAAGATCATTAATCAACTGACGTAATTGATTTGCTAATTCTGCTTGACTAATCTTATAATTACTAAAGTCGTTCATGACTGGAGTAACAGATGAATTAATCAATGATCGAATCTTTTTCAATTCATCCCAGATAACATCATGAGAAGCTTCATCACCTACCAAGATCGCACGGATATATCGTTCGATAATATAAATCAAAGATTCGTAACCAAATGTTTGGTAGATCGGATGTCGGTGATCTGCTGGGTTAAATGTGGTTGGTTTATTACGAATGTTTTCCCATTCTACAGGACGATTATCGTGGGACAAGGCATCCAGTTTTTGTTTTAAAAGATTTACATTCGCACCTGTATACTCACCACCTACTGCTTGATAAGTAACCGCAAAACGATTACCTAACTGGCTGTTTGTTACCACAATCACCATAGAAGCGGCTAAGCCTGTTTTCAAAGCAATCACTTCAGATGGATCTTCAAAGAAGTAATCAGTACGAGGTACTTCTTGACCAGATGTCAAATCAGTAAGAATAACTGAATCATTGTAGAAATGACCGTAATGAGGAACAATCACTTTACGAATACGCTGAGTTGTTGTGTGTTGTTCGTTACTTACTAAGTTATTAGGATTTCTACCTGATTTGTCAAATTCATACCGAACCTTAAGGTTTGGGGTTTGGTTTGCCATATTGACTTCCTTAATTAAACGTTTAATTAAATAAATAGATAAAAGCTATAGAGTAGTGGCCACTACTCTATAGCCATTCAATATTATATTACTGCCATTTCGGAGCAGGTACGTGCTCTTCTTTGAACTTATTAGTACGGCTATCAAACAAATATGTTTTCACTTCATCAACAGCTTGTTGTTTAGCTTGACCAATCAATCTAATAATCTCTCGGTGTAAATCACCTACTGCTTTCTCAGTAGCTAATTTATTTGCATCAGCACCAGAAATACTGTTAGACATCTTGCTAGGGTCTAAGTCAATACGAACCCAGCTTGACCAAGTATCGTTGGTATTAACTTGACGAGCGTAAATTGCACTACCCTCTCGAGTAAAATACCATTGTTGAACAGTATAGTAAGAAGGCATAACCATCAAAGTACCATTCTTAGCAACCGGATAACCTAAAGCAGTAGTCGCATTAGTATCTGACGATTGAGAGTATATACCTACATCAGCAGTATTCTTCAAACTATTGATAGACTCACTGGTCAGACCTTTACGATACAAGAACATATTACCCATATCAGTTTGGTCAATTGTCACGGCTGGAAGTGCATGGCTAGATTTAGACTTACCAATCTTCACAACGTTTTGTTTAGTACTACCAGTAGTTGTTACAGGATGTTGGTTAATACCACTACCCATGTGTACTTTTGAATTATCTTGGTTCTCGTTGATGTCTGAAGATATTTCACTACGAATCGTTGCGTAGCTCTTGTCCTCTAACTTAGCAGAGTTTACAGCCGTTACATTTCTCTTCGATTCGTCGATAATCTGTTGTGCTGATTTACCGTTAAGCTGAGTTGCATTGACATTGGTCTTAGCATCAGAAATAACTTGTTGTAAAGAACGACCACCAAGTTGAGCGGCATTCACGTTTTGCTTAGCGTCTGAAATGATCTGATCTGCAGTTTTACCACCAAGTGTAGCAGCACTAATATTTGTAGCTGACAAAACATAGTTACGCAGTGATTCTTTATTTAAACCATCCAGTGTTTTAGCATTGACATCTAAACGAGCTTCATCAATAATTTGTCTTACAGTGTAACCACCAATAGTAGTGGTTGCTGCTTTAATCGATTG